GATGGAGCCTACGAGCTTTATATCTGTTATGATCTCCTCTTCTTGAAGCCGACTCTTAAGTCTCCCTCCGAGTTGAGTGTTTTCATGGACACAGCAGTTTCCGTCGTTGACGGTCCTCTTCTTGTTCCTCTTCCTGACACCCCCGCTGTTGTACAACCCCGCGTCAATACCGTCGGAGTCACTTTCGATGTCAACCATCAAACTGTCTACTTCCCTCTCACCACACCTGTGGACTCAGTCTGGCATTATTTTTTCACTCTCTTCGGAGACAACACCGCTAACGTCATTCCGTGTGAGACCGTTTTTGGCGGAGGGTTTGTCGCTGCCAACGTCCTCGATGATCAGAAGTACCATGTTGTTCAAGCCCCAAACGCTACTGTCAACACGGGCTGCAACGGTCTTATCTATCACCTCTTTGTAAGGTATGATGGCACAGGTACTCTTAATGTCCCCCCTTATATTACTCTCAGTCAGCAGGCTCCTGGCACATGGCCCACCAACCCAAAGGTTGGGACCTTGATCATTGAAAAGGTTGACCCGGATTTTGCCAGTGGGCTTACATCCACACGGGGACCGGAGTACACTCGTGAGGAATTTTTCCAGTTTCTCTGCGATAATGTCGGTGGACGTGCATCTCACCATTCTCCTCCTCAGCACCATCGTCTTGTTGATTGGGTGTCCTTTTTCCGGCGCAACTCGATTTGGACTAATCGATCTGTGGTTTTGCGGACCTCCGCTGTTTTTGACTGCACGCTTCAGGAAGCCATTGGTGCCATTTCAGTTTTCACTCGCACTGTAGGAGATTCCAAGACTCCCGAGGTGTCCGGGGAGTTGGCTGCACTCAAGGTTGAACTTGAGGTTGAGACCTTGAAAGCTAAGGTTGCCTCCCTCAGGCTCAAGCGTGGGATTCGTCAGCCCGTTCCGGATGACTCTCGGTTCGACAAACAACATTGTCTTCATCAGGATGAGTGGAGCGAGAGTGACGATGATAAGTCCTTTTTGCAAGCAGAGAGGGGTGTCGTTAAGATGCGTCTGCGCTCCACTCTCAATGGCAACAATGGCTCTCGCACTAACACCGATGATGTTGAGGAGCGCTCTAGCTTGGATGCCAGTGTTGACGGGTTATCCACCAACGCCCAACTTCGCCTTGACAGTGCGGTGGCTCGTCTTGCTAACTCCATCAGCGTCAATCCGGCCGGGCTTGCCGGTGACATGTCCAGTGTGCAGGTTGTAATGTCAGTCAGGCGCACCCAGGGGTGGAAGCTCCCGGAGTACTCCATGATTAAAACCACAGTTAAGAATACTTGGTTGTGGATTAATCCTCCGCGAGTTCTTGACTCCCGCTTGTGTGCTGAGGCTCCCCGAAATGTTTGGACCGTCGACAAGTTGCGTAAGGTCCAGTGCTTTGCCATTACCGGTTCTAGATGTAACCACGATCCTCAGAACTGTGTTGGCATGGCTGTCATCACTCTCGAAGTTGCCGACTCCGACCCACTCGTCTCTCAGCTCAACGGCAATCAAGGCTCTGTCACCAATTCGGATGATATTTTCTATCGGGCGGGTGCTGCCGTTGTTTTTTCTGTCATTGTCTTTTATTCTGCTTTTACTTTCACTCTTGTCAAGTTGTCGTTAGAGGCCGGTTATATTAATGTCCCTGGATCCTTGGTCCGTGGGATGGCCATCAATGGTAGTCAAGGTAGTTGGACCGGTAGCGACGACGTTTTCGTCCGCGGATGTTCTTTGGCTTCTTCTTGTCTCGCCAAGGAGCACCTTCACCGTGCCGCCAAAGGCAAGCCTGCTGTTCCCGGGGCTGCGCGACGGATTGCTAAAAAGAAGAAGAAAGGGACCCCTTGGATCCTTTGCTGTGATGCCACCGGCTCAGCCATGTCCGTCGCTGACTGTCCGAGTGGCGTTGACCATGCCCACGTTGTCACCTTGTGGGGGGAGATCAACGATGATGACGAGAACGCCGCCGACGAAGAGGTGGAGTTGGACGATATTGAAGTGCCAGTGGACTTTTCTCTTCCCGAGATACCGCGTAAAAGCGAGTGCCCACCTAAACCTCAAGTCTCCTTCTCCCTCAAGAATCCCACTGTCA